TGTATATCAGATAATGATCTACCTTCGTCTATTACTCCTTCTTCTAAAGCAAGTTGATCTAATGCAGGTTGCTTTTCTTCTGATTCTAAATAATGTTGTGCTGCTGAGATAAATTCTCTAGCTTTAATTATTTTACCTTGCCACCAATGAGGAAAATCTACTTCTCCGTCTGATTGATCGTATTTATGTAGTTGTTTGTATAATTTAGCTGCATATACTGCAATATCGTATACATCATTTTTAAGCATTGAAGGCTCATCATCTTGATGACCAACATCTAAATCTCCTTCTGCTTCTGGTTCCTCTGGTACTTCATCTGCTACTGGTATCTCTTCATCTCCTTCTTTAAAGAAAGGTGAATCAGCGTTTTTTGGTGCCTCATCTCTCGGATCAGCTTCGTCCCAGACTTCTTCCTCTTCTTCATTTTGAGCACCTTTTTCTGCTTGCATCATTGCGTGAATCTTTGCTATAGTTTCTTGATCCTTTGGTGATAATCTTTTCATACGTTCGTGTTCTTGAGATTCTTCGTCTCCTGGTTTCATTTCTGATGTAAGTTTTACGTTAACACCTTGTTTAGCTAGATCGGCTGCAGTATCTTCATCGTCTGTAGCTACCATACCGGATTCAGCTTCTGATATTTGTTTTTGTAGAGATTCTCTCAACATTTCAAGTTTCTTAGTAGTTTCTTCTAAATCTACGTTTGGTTTACTAGGATATGAACCGTCTTTAAGAAGAGTAAGTGTTTGTTCACACTTTGTCAAACGGTCTTGAAGTTCTTTATAAGTCATTTGCAAATGTTTAATATACGTATATATAAATAGTTATTATTTCTTTCCACCTTTCATATTGGCACACCAGTGGTACATTTTACCTTTTTCACCACCGTATTTTTTAGCTTTTGCTCTCAATGATGATACTGAACCTTTACAAGATGCTCCAGATTTTTTTACTCTACCGGGTCTAGATTTTCCTTTTACTTTACCGTCGGCGTAGTTTTCGTTTTTAGAAAATGCATTAGGATCTGCTGAAAACTCTCCATGGTTAAATCTAAGTTCAGATTCTATTCCTAATACTCCTAGCTTTGCTCCTAAACGTTCTTCTGTTTTAGAGTCTCTTATTAATCTAGCGTTATAGTACTTTATGTATTCTAAAGCTTCTGCTTTAGTAATCTTCTTTTCGTTTTCATATTCACCTTCTTCATTGGTGTAAATGTAAAATGTACCATTAACATCACCTTGAAAGATCATTTTTATCTGGTCATTATCTAGATTACGTTTACCGTCTATAACACTAATGACTGTTATATAGTTATCAATAGTAGCTTCTTCTCGAAGTGCTTCCTTGATAACATTAAGCATTTCTTTTTTAGTCATATTATTTCTTCTTCCAGATTTCACCTCTTCTACATCTAACAACTGCTCCTGAAGCATAAGCTGATGGCCAAGTATCGTATTTGCTTTTAGCAAGTCTAGTGCATCTATCGTCTTTCTCAGTTATAGTATTTTCGTTTTGCATTTCTGCAATAGTACCAATAACTAAGTTTTTGATATCTTCTTTAGTAAGTTCATGTAAAAATGCCTTTCTAATTTTTCTTTTTAAACCTTGTTTAGAAGGTCTTTTTATTTCTTTATATTGAGTTACTGCAGGAACTTTAGATCTTTGATTATCTTTTGGATCACTCTTACGAGCTCCTCTTTCTTTTGCATCTGCAGACATTGTACCTTTTACCAAATTACCTGATTTAGTAAAGTAGTGTCCTGCTGGTGCTTCTTTAGTTTCTTTTTTCATTTTCTTTGTAGGTTTATATCCTGATCCGAATGGTGCTGCTTTTCCGTCTTGAGGGTTAGCTGTTTCTCTAGTTACCTTAGCTGCCTTAGTATTTTTTACCACTGTCTTACCTTTAGCTCCTGCCTTCTTTTTCTTTCTAGCAGTAGCCGCTCTTTGAGCTTTAGTAAGTGATTGAGCTTTTGCTTTAGGTAAACACCTATCAGGGTTCTTTTTATTTTTTGAAGTACCACAATCACCGGCTATATTACCAGAAGAAGAAATACGGACCCACTTCTCTTTCTTAAACCAATCTCTAAGAGATTCTAACGTAATATTTTGTACTTCTTTATTAGTCATATTAACCTTGTTCTGAATGCATTATAAGCATCCTTACTATTACTGTTGCTAATATTCCGAATATAATCCAAAGAGCTCTAGTAACTCCATCTTTCCATCTCTTAATATCTTCAATTTCAGCAAGTTTATTTCTAAACTCTACTGCATTTCCTTCTAGCTCTTTTCTATATTCTGTGTTCCTGTTAGTATTTACTATTAATCCATTTTCTGGGTTAAGCATAGTGAATTTTAAATCAGATATATCATCTTTTACTCTTTCAAAATCTTTTGCCATTTGTTTAAGCTCACCGTTAGGCATGTGAGTTTTAATGAATTTCAATTCAGAAAGAACAGCATCTAATGTTTGCTTCTGTGTCATCAATCGGTTGTATTAGGTATATACTATAAATATACTAAATATGCTGTCGTAACACTTTTAAGTAGTTATTAAGTTCGTTAAGAATTTTTTCATCAAACTTTGTGTTTGTTTTGTTCCAATCCTCAACATCTCCTTGTTCTGTTACCATAGTAATTTTAGACTGTAGTGTTTCTGTTACCCAGTTTTCTAAGTCGTTAGCAAATGCTGCTATATTACCAGACATTAATTTCTTTTCGTACTCTTTATAAAGACCTGCAGTTTGCAAGGCATGTTCATAGTTAACTGTACATTCAAAACAGAATCCATGAATTTTATACATTTTTTTTGCAAGGCTATGTTTCATACTGCCCTTACATTTAGGACATGATAAAGGTGTTCTTGCTTGTTTTTTAAGGTAGTCTAATTTAGTGATGTTTTGTCTCACACCGTTTTTAATGGTCCACGTCTTACCACTTTCTTCCCAAACCTCTCCTTCTGTGTGTTTTGTATAAGATTTTTGATAACCAGATTGTATCTTAGTTTTATCAGTAAACTTTTTATTAACTAAATTCCTTGCTCTTTGAACATCTGATTGTTTAAACTCTTTTTTAAGCATCGAGTCTTTACTCATAACCTAATTCTTTTAATTTATCTAAAACATGGTCAACGTTTCCGTCTTTACATCTAATTGCTATTCCGCCTTTAGCTGTCCATTCATTTATATTTGACGGTTTGTCGTCTATTAATATACTACTTTCATTTGCATATCTCTGTTTATCTTTTGAATATGCAAATATTACTTTTGGTTTTGGATTAAGATTATTTTTAACCCATAGGTTTTTTCCGAGTCTAGAGTTATTATCTCTTGAAGGAGATGTTAATAAGTCAGGTTGGTAAGGTTTAATAAAGTTCCATAATTTCTGCCCTTGTGGCATCCATGGCATACCTATCCAAAACTTTACTCCTACTTCTACATCTATTAGGTTCCAAAATGCTGCTAATCCTTTTGCTTTTTCATATACTTGAGGATGCATACCTGTGTAGTGTTCAAATCTACTTTCAAAGTCAGTTAGTACCCCATCCATATCGCAGTATATCTTATAAGGTAGTTTTGGTTTTTCCTCCCTTAATGGATAGCCTTCACCAAGAAGTTCTTTTAAATTATTCACTTTTTGCTTTTTTACTTTTGGTTAATGCTTGTCCAGCCTTTTTAGCGGCTTTATATGCTTTTGAATTACCATGAGATTTTTTCTTACCTGCTTTCTTTTTAGCATTAATATTTGCCCATAATCCTTCTTCTACATCCGTATCTGTATTTTTTATAGAGTCTTCCCAATTTCTGAAAGTAATATTACCTACTAAGTAAGCTTCTTTTTCTAGTTCCAAAAGATCACTATCTTCATTAGTGTTAGATGTTTGCACATTACCTAAACGTCCTTCAAGGTTTTGTATATGGTGTACCATCTCATGTGAGAATGACCTAACAACGTCTTTAGGGTGTCTACCTTCTACATAAAGTACTATTTCATTTATATTAGGGTCGTAATATGCAGTCTTTCCAAAAAAGTCTGACGACTCTGCAATCGATCTTTTTATTTTTACTTCAGGTAAAGGTTGTATTTTCATTCCTTCATCCAGCATGTACTCTAAAAGTGATCCTATGTATGGAGTGTAGTCAAACTTAGATATGTTATCTTTATCTAATTTAATTGTAATGTGATCTTGATTAAAAATAATATCAATACCTTCGGTTCCTATTTGATTCTTTATTCTGTCATACAGGGTAACTAAATATGCCCTATCTTTAGAAGTAGTAGCGGCATCGTATGAAGTAGGAGTAGATGATCTTGCTTCATTTACATCTTTTTGAAACCATTCATCAAAAAGTTCATCTACTTTATCTCCCATTATTTCAGAAATGATACTTTGTTTAAGCATGTTAATTATTTTACTTAATTCATTCCTCGATAACTGTTTAGGAAAAAAATCCGTCACTTTGTCTAAATTACCAGATAATACTGCTTGTCGTAAATCTGTAGCTCTTGTACCTCCAGGTGATGCAAAAACCAATCCATCTACATTCTCTCTATTCTTAAAAGAAGTAATACGTCTTAGGTCAGCTATGTCTTCCTCACCTCTTATACCTGTAATGGCATAAAACTTTTCTTCTGGTCGTTTTTTAGCATATGCAGAAGCATTTTGCATAGGGTTATTCACTTCTGAATATATTTCAACGTTACCTAAGTACTTAGTATATATTTGCCAAATCTGTTTAGCAATTTCAGTTGATATGCCGTTACGTTCTTTTGCTCCAATAAATACTATAACTTTATCTATTTTTTCTACTTTGTCACTTTCTCCTTTTAAGGCTGCTTGACCAATATCTTCTCTATCGTCAAAACTATAAATCTTGCCGTTATGGGTATTGGATAGTAATTTTTCAACTACTTCAAAATGTCCTCTATGTGGTGGTTTAAACCCTCCTGGATAAAGTGCTGTAGCCATTATGATAAAAAGTTTTGAATTTTTTGGTCTATCTCAGCTGGTGTAGAATGCTTAAGTTTTTCTTGAAATACAGGACTGTATAGTAACTCAGCTATATTATCTAAAACTTGTTTTTGTTTTACTGCCTCATTTTCTTTTGTTCTTCTATGAGATGCGACTTTTTTATTCATTCTATCGTCTCCTGGTCCTACTCCGTTTTTTCTGTAGGCATCAGTAAAATATTTTTTAAGAGCTCTATCTTCACTATAGTCTGCTGTATTGTAGTCTATATTTTTGACTGCATTGTAGAACTCTTGTTTTTCTTGATCAGACATTTCATACTCTTGTCTGAAAGAAGATTTACCGGTATCGTTTGCTTTATTGTATCTTTCAATATAGTCTGATATACCTGCTGCACCATTTTTAGCTGCTGCATCAAATGCTTGAACCTCCTTTTCAAACTCTCCTGATCTTGTATTAACAAATATAGATAAGTTACCTTTCAACATTTTATTATAGTTGTCAATTAAGTCGTAGACATTTCTCCAAGTAGAAAATACTGCTGATCTAGGTACGTTACGGTTCCTGCTAAAGTTAGCTATATAAGCTATCATAGGATGGGTATATACCATTACCATATAAACATCGTATCCTTTTTTAAGGAACATTTGTATCTTATCAGGATTACTTGCTGTTGTATCCCAAACAAAGCTAGTTTTTTCGTCTGACAGAGCTTCTGCTTCCTTGTTGGCTAGAGCGACCCCTGGGCTGAGTTTGTTGTATGCTGGGCTGTTGGGATCTTCCACGTACTTGTCTGGGTTGACTTGGTGGAGTGACCCTAGGTCTAATTGGTTGAGTAGGTACGACTTGCCTGTTCCTGCTCCTCCTGCCATTACTACCAGTTTCGGTTTCTCTCGGGCTTCTAATATTAGGTGTGTTAGTTTCATCTGTTATAATTCTTGGTTGTCTTGGTCTTGGTCTTGGTCTAGGTTTCGGTTTAACTTTCGGTCTAACATATGACCTAGGAATATTGTTATAATAACGATACCTCCTATCATAGTTGTTCCAATATCCAAATTGGTTCCAATAGTAGTATGAATTCCAGAAGTAAGGATCGTTGTATCTCCAGTTGTTCCAGTACCAGCTATTATTATGCTGGTATCTAACAAATTGGGTATCTCTATATTTGACAAACTGTCTATAGGGAACAGCGATTGTATCTCCGACTTCTGTAACTGCAAGAATGCTTTTAACTTCATAACCTTTATTTGTTGAGAGTGTATATGTACCACAACTAAATAAAGATAGTAAAAAAATTGCATACTTCAAACTTTTTATCATAATAATAAATAGTTATAACTTTAATGTAGTTGGATAAGAATTGTAGATTGGTTCAGTATTAGGATTTTCTAACTCATATAGACGGTATATAAGTTTAAACAATTCAAAGTTCTTATCTATTTCGTCTATCTGTAGAAGTTTCCATCCTTTACCTTGAATAACTTTTTTCTGTTTAGATGGTCCTCTTGATTGAGCTTTCAACCACAGTATAGCTGTTCTATCAATTTTTATACCTCTACTCTCTTCTAATCCTTTAGCATAAGAAGCTAACTGAAGGTCATAAGATTTATGTATACTATTTGAAGTCTTGATATCGATTAACCATACCTCTCCATTCATCTTACATACAATATCTGCAGTACCAGCAAACTTATGTTCGTCTGACCATACAAATTGTTCTGATGATATAAGTTCTGGTTTATATGTCTTCCAAAAGTCACCAAACTTGAGTATCATTTCCCAAACTATCTGAGAGTATTTAGCTCTACCGTAGTCATCCATCCAAGTTACTTCTTCTCCTTCAACTAACTTTTCAGCTGCTTCATGTACTTGAGTACCTTCTTTACCTGCTCTACGCATAATAAGATCAGCGTTATGCCCAACATCCTTCATCCATGATTCGAAGAACTTATTCTTGGGCATATATTGGAGTATGGTTGTTACGGACGGGTAATATACTCCTTCGCCTCTCTTATAGACTCGACGGTCTAAAAAATTAATCTGCTTTAACTCAGGGTTAAAGTCTAATCGTTTTTTCTCGTTTTGTTCGAGAATATTCATACCTTGTTTTATCATAGGTTTAGTTTGTGCAGCATTAAACTTGATAGATTAAGTTCTTCTGCAGATTGAATTAATTCGGTAAAAGCTTTGAAGCCCATATCAGATGGATCTTTATCAGGTAGGTTAACGATAAAAACTCTTTTACCTTGGTTTAAGAATTGCTCTCCTATTTCGACTGCTCTATCTTTTGCATCATCATCTAATGCGATATAAATGTCTTTTACAGAGCTTGTAATAATTTTTTTATATAGTGATGTAGAAACACTTTTACCTAAGATTGGTATAGCATTTCTCCTTATAGCTATTGCATCAAATACACCTTCACATAAGATAATAGGTGTGTTCCAATTAATTAAATTTTCAAAAAATATTATGTCTTTGGAAGCTTCTGGATTTTTGTATTTAAAATAGTTTCCATCATAAGTTCGTGCAACAAAAAAGTTGAGTTGATTGGATTCAGAATAACTTGGGATAATGACTCTTCCTCCATAGTCTCCAGTGTTTGTGTACCCAATGCTATATTTAATAAAATCATTATCGGTAAGTCCTCGTTCATATAGATATTTTTTTACCATATTAGCAATAACAGACTTATCTGATGCTTTATACAGTGGTTGGTACTCTTTAGGTAACTCTACTATAGATAGTTGTTGATACTGTGCTTGTGCTCCTTTTGGAAGGTATTTTAATACGTTTTGTGCTTCTTCTTTAGGAGTTTTGAGTTGGTAGAGTAAAGATCGTATAGTTTGACCTCTTGTTTGACATACCCAACATTCCCAAAAGTTTTTACCCTCTTCGTTGGTATGCATATTTATCTCCAACTTAGGTTTACGATGATTACAAAAAGGGCAATTGAAAGCATAATTCTCTCTAGCTCTTTTGTGACTCTTACCTAAAATGTTTTCGATGGATGCTAATAAAAAAGTATAGTCCATAACCAGTCCGTATCTACTTATAAGATAAGAACTTTATTTCAAACTACAAACCCTATTGTACTACTATTTCTTTAATAGCTGCTTTAATAGAAGATTCAAGTAAATCTCTATTACCAATGTCAATAAAGTCCTCTAATTTTTGAGCAATAAGTGTAGTAAGTTTAGAAACGTCTTCGGTGGTAAGAACTAACTCCTTACTTTCGATAACTTTCTTATTTTCTAAAATAACTTTCGATAGTTTCATATGTCAAACTCAAATTTAATGTCCGGGTAAAAATATCTGTCTCCATCATCGTCTGCAAAATTAGCACCTCCAGTTACTTCAAAACCTTTAGCCTGAAGTATGTTCTTCATATTGGCATATTCTGCTGGTGGTAGTTCTTCTTTTACCCTAATGGTAACCTTACCATACCCTCTGTCTCTTTCATGATATTGACCCATTGATACATCTATATCATCTCTGTTAAAAGAATCTCTAAGAGTTGATTCTAACTCAGAAGCTTTATCATTAAATTTGATAAACTTCTCTTTTAGTAAAATATTACTTAGTTTCATCTTCCTTGTCCTTTATATTTTTTTCTATAGTTCTTAGAGGTCTTGAGTTTTGAAGATTTAGATTTAGCATGAATGCCTGGTCTTTTCTTTTTCGACTCGCCCTTATAGTTAACTAAATTTAAGCTTTTTGCCATATCTTTACAACTAAATCACCAGTTCCTTTTATTAAACGGTGATAGGTGTCTTTGGGTATAAATAGTTTATTATTTGATAATACTTGTGGAATTTGATTATCTAATTGGAACTGCCAGTCATTGTCGTGAGTAGCTTGTACTACACGGTCTTCTCTGTCTCTATGCCATACAAATTCAAATGAAGGAGTATCTTGAGAGAACTCTCTTATTATATAACCGTCTTCCTGAGATTCGGAATAAGGTCTACCAGTAACCTGAGAAGTTTGATGATCCACCTAATGATTTCCAGTAACGTCCGATATTGCAAGACCAGTAGCCTGCTTTTGTTTTATCTTTCTTTTGAGCACATTTATGACGTGCTGCAAATGAAGCTCTTGCTCCTTTTTGCTTAAACTTAACAGAAAGGCCAGTATCACCAAATGATACTTTTTTTACATTTCCTTTTTTTGACTTAACATAGACGTAGAATTTTTTACTCCCACCTCTTTTAGGTTTGTTAAGAGCAACCTTTTTACCTTTGTATTCAGCTTCAGGAATATAATCCACTGATGCTTTTAACATATCAAAGCCTGAGTAGTCAAAAGTTTCATTATGAATCTCAACTGCTTTTCTAAAGTTTTCCATATTAATAGTACCGCCGATTGATTCGACAAGCTCTTTGATGAGATCGTAATCGATCATTTCATCTATACTCATAGCTTCATCAATCGTATCCTCGTTTTCAATCATTTCATCAATCATGCAGCCTATTTCAAAAAGAGCATTATGGCTTGGGGAAACCATTGGTAAGTCTAAAGGAACTTTAATTCCATTGTAATCTCCATACTCTCCTATGTCAGTTGTCTCTAAGAGTTCTTCATCCTGTTCGTTTAACGTAATATAACCGTCTCTCCAAGCGTCTCTTGCTTCTTTAAATAGATTTATAAACTCACCGCTAGAATAACGGTAGACGTTTTCTGACAACGTGAGATCATTATCTATATGATATTGTAATGAAGGTAAGCCGATTAGTTGTTTTATTTTGATCATAATTACTTTATTTATTAAAATCTTTCCTATAGAATTTTCCTAGGATGTTGTCATTAATATGAGCACTATAAGAATCCTCTAATACGTTATTAATAAATAGGTGTTTAGTTTCATAATAGGTTAACAGCTTTTTATTAGGGACAAATTCAAGTATTTTCTTTTCCCAATTTTCACCTGCTTGATCTTTTTTAGCAAGTGCAACTATCTCTTTTTGAGAACCAAAATAATCTTTCCAGTCTGATTCTGTTATTACTTTTTGCTTCAAAGGGGTTCTACCGCCTATTCCTTTTGCCTTTCTTTCTAATCTTAACTCTTCCAATGCTCTTTTTCCTAAACGTTTATTGCGTTCAAAAAATAAAACTTTTTTACCTATGTAGCGAGTATCTGTAGGTTTATATCTAACCTCATAAATAAAGCCATAGGTACCTTTTGGCATATCTGAAATATCAGTGATTAACCTCCCTTGGTAATTCCAAGAAGGTTTTGTTGGCATGTTTGTCATATTTTGTTAGTCGCTAGATCTTGCTTTTAAGCTCATCTATTTGTAACTGTTGCTCTTTAATAGCTTCAATTAATAACGCGACAATTTTTTCATAACGTACGGCTTTGTATCCGTTGTCTCTTGTAACTACTAATTCTGGTAAAATGTATTCTATTTCTTGTGCTATCACACCTATGTCGTGTCCAGTGTGTTCTGATTGGTTGTTCCAATCAAATTCATATCCACCTATAGATTTCAACTTACCTAATGACCCCTTTATTGGGGTAATATTATCTTTTAATCTTGCATCAGAAGAATGAAATGCTGTTACATCTCCAGTAGCTTTAATTGTACCTTCTATAAGTAGGCTACTACCTGAAATAGCATTTGCTGATTTAATTATTGATCCTGATATCAGACCTGTAGTATTAAGTGTTGCTCCAGTAATGCCACTAGTTGCAGCTAAAGTTGTTGAAGTAACACCGGTAGCATTTACATTAGTAAACAATACATTACTACCTGTTATTTCTTGTCCAGAGATATTTCCAACCATTGAGATTGTACCTGACCCTGATATTGTTTTAGTATTGAGGTCTAAATTACCTCCTAGTTGTGGTGTCGTATCACTTACTACACTAGTGGTGTTTGCATCCGATCCAGTGTTAATAGTGACTGCAAAGGTAGCTCCTCCTCCTTTGGTAAACGTAATTACATTGTTTGTTGCTGAAGCTGTAGTTAATAGACTAGCTGTTGCTGCATTTACTGACCCTGAAATGTCTGATCCTAATTGTATGGATGAAGACACTAGTGTTGGTCTACCTGTCAACCCACTAAATGGTGCTATGTCTGCATTTACTGCATGAGAAGCAGAAGTGGATGTGTTAGAATAAGAGGCTGTTACTGAGTAAGAGGATGAAATAATTCCTGTTACACCGCTTCCTTCTCCTTCGAATGATCCTGAAAATGATCCTGAGGCTATAGTGTCGGTACTTCTTACATTACCTTGATATGATCCTGAAAATGAACCACTAAGACTGTTTACACTACCTGAACCGTCTAAGTTAAATGCACCTAAAATATTTAGACTACCTGTTCTTTCATGTACGTCATTTGAACTGTCTCCAAATATTGTTGAACCTGAATTGTATATTTGTATTGTTGTGTTACGTTCTGTAACAAATTCTTCTGCTGTTAAGGTACCACCAACTGTTAAGTTACCTGAAAATTTACCACTACCTGTTACTTCAAATATACCTACTTCATTTTGAGTATCTAATAAAATCGATCCAGTAACTTTGAGATTGTTTTCAACAAAAGTTAAATTTTGACTCCCTGTAAATTGAGCATTAGCTCCTGATACGGCACTTCCTAATTTAAATTGTATAGCTCCATTTCTACCTACTGGATTACTAAGAGGAACACTTACTGAACTACTTACAGATGTAAACTTATGTAGTTCTAAATTAGATCCTTCAACAGATGCAGAATAGAAATACTCTCTAAAATTCTGATCAAGTTCATCATGTGTTAACGAAGACCCTTTTGTTCCTCTAAACTGAATTGCCATATTAGTCTGTGTTAGGTGGTGAAGTTTTTGTTTTCAGTTCTTCTACCTCTATTTTTAATTCTTTTATAGCTTCAATTAAGTATCCAATTATACCACTATAATTAACACTAAGATAGCCATTTTTATCTTCAGAAACAACTTCTGGAATGGTTTTCTGTATTTCTTGTGCAATAACACCAACACTTTTTGATCCATCTTTATCGAAAGTAACACCTCTAGATGATACTATTGTCGATAGTCCATCAACTACGGTTTGTATATTGTCTTTTAATCTTTCGTCTGAAGATTGAAACACAGATGCTGAAGTTCTTATACTACCAGATACTTCTAACGCATTGGTTAAAGGAAAATCAGTTGACTCATTTACGTTTATACCCACGCTAACAGACCCTCCTGATTGACTTACAATTAATCCATTTGCTGTGGTTAATGAAGCACTACCAGAATAAAATGCAAAACGACCACTAACACCTGGTTGAACACCTGATACTAATGATACTTCATGGGCTGTTTGATTGATTGGTACGTTACCACTACCTGTGTAATGTAGTACTAAGTTTCTTCCACCATTTGCTACTGAGCTAGAATAAAAAAACGAACCCATGTTTTGGTCCATCTCATCATATGTCAGAGGTTGTGATTTATTTGCTCTAAATGTTACAGCCATTATATATCTATTTTTATTTCAAATGTCATATCACTATTTTGACTCTTTGGTATTGGTTTACCTAATTTTGCTAGTGCTATTAATTCACTTGCATCATTATATAATCCAACTGTTGTAATATAAGGAGTAAATTCACTACCAGTGATATTACTTGCCAAAACACCGTCTGAACCGCTTACTGCTGTTCTGTTGTAAGTAAAGTTCATTTCAGAATCTTTTACCTTACAGTGTACATTATATGTATAAATAGGTTGATTTGCTTTCCATTCAACAACAGGTTTCAAATATGTTGAATAGTAATTAGCAATATCTCTATCTGTTATTATTACTTGACCGTGAGTATATATTACATCACCTACAACTCTTTCTGGTTTGGTGTAATATTCTGCAGAACCAGAAAGAACTAAATTTCCTTCTCCGTCATCTCTCAATTCTACTCTTTGTTGATTTTTTGGTATTTCTAAATATTGAGCTACAGATTCATCTACATAGTCACTTTCATA